AACAAAATGGAGTCCATTAAAGTTGTATTTGCAATACTGATGATACAGAACGGTTCGACAATTGAGATGGTGCCGACTGATGGTCTGAGCGACTGTCTCAAGCAGAAACGTATTATTTCTAGAAACATCGGAGAGGAACAGCAGGGAATATACATGAACTGCCGCGAGGTTGAGGCTGTGGTCTATGAAGACATGGGCAGATTAAAGATAAAGAAAATTATAGAATGACAATGACAAAAGATATTCTCGACTGGTGCGAGAAATATCTTGAACCAAAAAACAAACACCTGGGCAACGTGCCTGTGTGTCCGTATGCGCGAACAGCACGTCTGCAGAACAAATACAGAATCCTAGAAGTGCACAACTGGGACAGCTTCATTGAAACAATTGTTAAAGGCGTTGAGCTTGCAAAGTCTCCTGACATACAGATCGTAATCGTTGCCTGTAATGATATTCGCATGGAGCCTGAGGAACTGTCTGCAATCACGCATGGCTACAACATTGTTTTTGTGCCACAAGATATCTATTTGATGTGCTTTCATCCAGAAGATGACGACGAGGACGAAGAGGTAGAGTTTCTGGACACAGGCGATTGGGGGCCAGAGAACGAGTTCATGATGGTGTTGATACAGAAGTTTGACGAATTAGAAAAAGCTAGTGACAATTTACGCAAAACTGGATACTATGAGCACTGGCCATCAGATTATTATGAGGGTACAGTTTTAAAACGACAATCCTATAGGAGATACAGGAATGCCAAAACACAAACCTAAAAACAAAAAATCGTTTCCAGATTTGTCTGGTGATGGTAAAACAACCTTTAAGGACATCTTGATTGGTAGGGGTGTCATTAAAAAGAAGAAGAAAAAGAAAACTTCTAAGAAAAAGAAAAACACTAAAAGGAGGGTGTAACTATGCCAGGAATGAAGAAAAAAGTAAAAAACGGCATGATGGGCATGAAGCGCGGTGGTGCTGTTAAAAAAGGTAAGAAAAAAGCTAAAAAGAAAAATATGAAAAAAAGAACTAAAAAAGCTATGGGTGGCATGATGAATAACAAAAGAGTTATGAAACGTGGCGGCGGTATGATGAAGAAAAAGGACATGATGTAATCATGACAAAACTTTGTCCCAGAGGTAAGGCTGCAGCAAAACGAAAGTTTAAGGTTTATCCTTCTGCTTATGCTAATGCTTATGCCTCTAAGATCTGTGCGGGAAAAATTAAAGATCCCTCTGGGGTAAAACGAAAAGACTTTCGTGGTAAGAAAGCCAAAGGCGGTTTAGTTGAAGCGACACAAAGATTAAAAGCGCAAGGCTTAAAAAACGGTGGACGTGTGAAGAAAAAATTTGTAGCACGCGGTTGCGGTGCAATCATGACAGGTAGAAAAAAAGTAACAAAGGTTGCTTAGATGTCTGGACACAAAGGACTAGACAAATGGTTCAAACAAGATTGGGTTGATATAGGCTCCAAGAAAAAAGGTGGAGGCTTTGCAAAGTGCGGTCGATCAAAACAAAAGAAAGACGCTAAAAGAAAATATCCTAAATGTGTGCCAAGAGCCAAAGCCAATCGCATGACAGAAAGTCAACGTCGATCGGCGGTATCTCGTAAGCGAGCGAAGGCACAAGGTGTAGGTGGTAAACCAACAAACGTTGCAACATTTAAAAAAAGAAAAAAGGCAGCTGATGGAGGGTACATGGGTAGTTTTATTGACGTGCAAATTCCAGAGGGCAAGGGCACATCTAGACGCCTTGGTAATCCATCTGTTCGAAACTATTATAAATCACTTGGTATTATCTAATGACAATCAACAGATCTCAGACGCGAAAACAAATTTCTAAAGGTAAATCTAAAATTAAAAAAATTATTAAGGGCTTGTCTAAAGCATCAAAGACACACGCAGCACAAGCTAAAACTTTAAAGAGTGTTTTGAAAAATGGCAAAAGATCCAAAAGTCGGAACAGGTAAAAAACCAAAAGGCTCAGGAAGGAGACTATACACAGATGAAAATCCGAAGGACACTGTACGTATTAAGTTCGCGACTCCGCAAGACGCCCGGAAGACTGTGGCGAAGGTCAAAAAGGTATCTAAACCGTTTGCGCGCAAAATTCAAATCCTAACGGTCGGCGAACAACGGGCGAAGGTCATGGGCAAAACACAGGTTGCGAATATATTTAAAAAAGGTAAAGAAGCTATTAGGAAAAGTCATGGCAAGAAAAAGAGATAAACAACCACCGAAAACTAAAAAGTATTTTAGGCCAACTAAAAAGGGTGCTGGTATGACGAAGGCAGGCGTTGCTAAATATCGTCGTGATAATCCAGGCTCAAAGTTAAAAACAGCTGTTACGGGCAAGGTCAAACCTGGGAGCAAAGCTGCAAAGAGACGTAAATCATTCTGCGCACGTAGTGCAGGACAAATGAAAAAGTTTCCAAAAGCTGCTAAAGACCCTAATTCTAGACTGCGTCAGGCCCGTAAACGATGGAAGTGTTAGATGATCTCATGTGTAAACATTGCGAACACAGCTGTCACTGCGGTAACGGAGGCTCTTGCAAGATTGAAGGCTGTGACTGCAATAACTGCGAGCATAATGCTCTTGACGAGTTTTGGAGGAGACTAGATGCCACTAAACAAGAAGGGTAAGAAGATATTAAAATCCATGAAAAAAACTTATGGTAAAAAGAAAGGAAAAACTGTATTCTATGCTAGCATTAACAAGGGTAAGATCAAAGGCGTAAAAAAGGGTAAAGCAACATGACCGACACAAAACGAGAAATCGAAAGAAAAATGAGAGAAAATTTTGACTCCCTCAAAAGAGATGAGTTTATGTCTTTGTCAGAATATTTAGTTAGTCCCATAGCAGTTAGAGATTTACAGAAGAAAGCGTTCGGTGGTCGTATTGGTTTTCAAGACGGACGAAGAGTGCAACCAGTAGAAATACCAGGCCCTGCTCAAGAAATGGAAATGTTAATGAAACGACTTATGGAAGAAGGATTGTCAAGAGAAGCTGCAGAAAGGGAAGCGGAACTAATATTATTTGGTTCTGGTCCATCTGCGATGAAGTTAAAAGATTCTAAAAGAGGTCTTGGTTCAATGATGGCAAGTGCAGACGACGAGGTAAAAGATCCAAGTGACATGTTAACGGATGATGCAATGGACATGCTTCAAACTGATCCGTTCGAACTTCTTAAAGAGGCGATTGAAAAAGGTACGATAGCAGAACTGCCTGACTCTGACATTTATTCAATGTACGACGCAGCGGTAGAACGAGGAGCATTTGACGGAACATTTGAGGAATTTAAAGCTATGCTTTCACAGCTACAACGACGACGAAGAGGACCTGAAGGCATAATGCAAACAATGGTGACATAGCATGGCTATTGACAGAGACATGCCTCTCAAAGAACAAATGAAGTTCGACATCAGAGCGCAAGAAGTGGATATTATGGAGGGTGACCCGCAGCTTGATGCTGATGGTGGCGCAACAATAAACTTCGGTGCGTCTCAACCAATGATGGGCGGACACAACGAAAACTTAGCTGAGAACATGAACGATGGCGATCTTGAAATGATTGCAAGAGAGTTATCCGATGCGTACGACGGTGATAAAGAATCACGAAGCGATTGGTCTTCAACATATGCAGAGGGTCTAGAACTTTTAGGGATGCAGTATGAAGATCGAACCAATCCTTTTCCAGGTGCATCAGGTGTATCTCATCCGTTGCTCGCAGAATCAGTTACACAGTTTCAAGCACAATCTTACAAAGAATTATTTCCTGCAGGCGGTCCTGTAAAAACTCAAATAATGGGTGCGATTACTCCACAAGTTGAGCAACAATCGCAACGCGTTAAAGAGTTTATGAATTATCAACTTACTCACATCATGGAAGAGTACGAACCCGAACTGGATCAGATGCTTTTTCATCTCCCCCTATCCGGTTCGGCGTTTCGTAAAATATATTTTGATAACACTCTAGGCAGACCTGTTTCTAAGTTTGTGTCGTCTGAAGATTTAGTGGTGCCTTACGAGGCTACGGATATGCATACATGTTCTAGAATTACACATGTTGTGAAGATGATGTCAAATGACTTGCGTAAGTTTCAGGTGTCAGGTTTCTATCGTGACATTCCTGTGGGTGAACCGTCTGAAGGTGACCCAAGCGAAGTGCAAGATAAAATTGACGAGCTAGATGGTAAACAAAAAACATACACCAAAGACGACGTGTATACACTGCTTGAGATGCACGTAGATTTAGACCTGCCGGGATACGAGGATGCCAATGAGGCAGGCGAAGAGACTGGCATTCGTTTACCATATATTGTAACTATAGAGGAGAACTCAAATCAAATATTATCAATAAGAAGAAACTGGAATGAAACTGATCCACTTAAAATTAAAAAACAATATTTCGTTCATTACAAGTTTTTGCCAGGTCTTGGTTTTTATGGTTTTGGTCTTATCCATATGTTGGGTGGTCTCACAAAAACCGCAACCTCTGTATTACGACAGCTTATTGATGCAGGGACACTCGTCAACTTACCTGCTGGGTTTAAAGCTCGCGGGCTAAGAATACGTGACGATGATCAGCCATTAGTCCCTGGAGAGTTTAGAGACGTAGATGCACCAGCTGGTGACCTTCGTGCATCTTTGATGACACTGCCATACAAAGAACCATCAGGCACACTATTTAATTTACTTGGTTTTGTAATTGACAGCGGTAAATCTTTTGCAGCTGTGGCTGACATGAAACTTGGTGAAGGCAATGAAGTCAACCCTGTGGGCACAACCATGGCGTTATTAGAGCGTGGCATGAAAGTGATGTCTGCTATTCACAAAAGAATGCACGCTGCACAAGGCAAAGAATTTAAATTACTTGCAAAACTTTTTGCAGAAAGTTTACCACCAGTTTATCCGTATCAGATTGTTGGTGGTAATCAAGCGATCAAAGCACAAGACTTTGATGCGCGTATTGATGTAATACCTGTGTCTGATCCTAATATATTTTCTGTCACACAACGTGTGACACTGGCTCAACAACAATTACAGTTGGCACAAGCAGCACCACAAATGCACAATATTTATGAAGCGTATCGAAGAATGTATGAAGCGATGGGTGTGCAAAATATTGATGCAATCTTAGCTCCACCTCAACAACCACAGCCAAAGGATCCTGCAACAGAAAACTCTGAGATACTTGCAGGTATGCCAGCACAAGCGTTTCCTGGTCAAAACCATGACGCGCACATTGAAGCACACTTTGCGATGATGCACAGCACTGTTGTTAAATCGAGTCCTATTGTTATGGCAAACTTACAGGCGCATATTATGCAACACATATCGCTAAAAGCTCAAGAAGAAATACAACAAGAAGTCATGGCGCAAATGCAACAGTTGCCGCCTGAACAACAACAAATGATGCAACAACAAATGATGATGGAAATGCAATCACGAGTTGCTGAACGTGAGTCAGAACTGATTGCAGAGTTTGTTGCAGAGTATGAAGAGCTACTAAAAGAATCAACTGGTGATCCGTTGCTCGACTTTAAACGAGAAGAGCTTGACGTCAAACAACAAGACATGATGAGAAAAGCAGAAGAGGCAAGTGAGAGATTGGGCTTTGAAAAGAAAAAGGCGCGTGATAAAAAAGCAACTGATCGTGCAAAGATTGATCAACAAAAAGATGCCATCGCGCTTCGATCTGCAATCGCAACAGAAAAATTAGAAAAAGATTCTATAAACAAGGTTATGGATAAAGCTGAAAAAATTACATCAAACATGGATAAGATTACGTCTAACATTATAAAACCGAACGGAGGGCT